CGATAGTATAATACATATTATCCCTGCCAGCAATAACTACATTTCTATCGTCAACCTTCTTTATCGGGGAAAGTAGCTTGTAATCCAATTCAAGATATTTTAACCTATTTACAATATAGGGAATATCAAAAAACTTACAATTCCAGCCAGTAACAATATGAGGCGGATTATCTCTCCACCAACCTAAGAAGAGCTCCATCATTTCTTCTTCATTGTCTGAACGAAAATATTTAATTGTTTTTTCGGGATCGTTTGGCGTGTATTCACCAGTTCCAAAAACATAATAAACATCATTGATACTGTTATGAACGGTCAATGATGTTATAGCTGAGTTGGCTAACCTAATATCAGGAAAACCGTCATCGGATGCAACTTCTATATCAATGGTATAAATTGATATTTTAGAAGCATCCCACTGAACATCGTCAGCATATTCTTTAGATAGATATTGAAACACATAGCTTTTATTACCGTAAATACGAAAATTACTTACATTACCGTATCGGTCAACAAATTCTCTGCATTCCTTTATTGAGCCGAACGTAACATCGCCCAATGGTTTATTATCTAAGCTTTTGAATGTGGCTTTTTCTTTTGGTGCTGGAACATATAAGGTTGGCTTGAAGTTTATAGTCTCAGAATATTCCTCACCTTTATTATCTATTTCACGAACATAAATCTTATTAAAGACTTGGCTAACATAAGTATAGAATTTCATAGTATATATATTATATCAAAAGAGGGTTCATAATACAAGGAAGAATTTATGAGATTAAACCCCCTGTATCAGTAGGCATAACAAGGCCAGATCCATATATACGATTATATTCATTAACAATAGTAGTGCTAGGATTAGCTACAATATTTATTACGGATTCTTTCAGCGTGAATTCCTTATCTTCAGAATATGGTAGCCATGGTTGGAATGCTATCTGTTCTTTGCTCACGGGAATCATTACAACTGGATTTTTTATTACACCTGTTTCTGCATCAAACTCTCCTATGAGTTCTTCACCGCTTGTCAACTTCACAATCTTTACATCCATTATCTTTCTCCTTATCATTATCAATTTTATTTTCTATACGTCTATCTAACATATTACCGATAACACCTGCAGCTGCATTAGCAGCAAGCTCACCGATAGAGGCACAACCTACTTGTAAAAACACTATGAAAAAAAACAATGTCTTCATAATGCAAAATCGTCATCTATTTCAAATGATTTATCTTTAGGTTCTTTGGATGTTCTTATACCAACATTACCAATTGTATATTTAGCTTGCAAATCCCATTCAGATTTTTCACTGAACGGTAGAATTTTCATCTGTCGGATTGAAGTAGTTGGCTGTGCTTTTTCTGGAGTGACAATCTCAACTAAATCCCATTCGTGTAAAAGATTTACAACTGTATTTCTTCTTTCTAAATCGTTCTCTGAAATATTAGTAGATTTACCGTCAAGAGCAAATAACTCTTTAAAGTGAACAATATAATATTTTCCCTGCTTGTGGAGTATATGGCAAGATTGAAATAACTTCTTTTCTCTTCGTGAAGCTATACCAATTCGTGTGAGGGTTTCTTTAACTTTTAAAAAATCATCGTCCTCTTTTAGACGCACTTCAATCATATCTTCGATAGACCATTTTACATTTTCAACATTCATCTCATACCCCTTTCAATTCAAATAAGCATTATATAGTCATTTTTATAACTATACGTTAATATAGTTATTTATAATATTATGAAACACCACCTTTAAACAGTTTAGCTTTGATATTTATAATATCTTTGTCAGATAAAACTGACAAAGCAGTAATACTTTTACTAGTACTGTACTTATAATATTCCTTTACAACTTCCATATTTTCATACTTCTTACCTTTGACCCAATACTTCTTTGATCTTTTTTTCTTCGGAACTGCTGAATTGATAAAATCATAATGACCCTTATCACTTATATCAGGGTAACGGTTAAGTTCATTGATATAATGAATCAGGTCATTGTGATAGGACAACGTGCGGTTAAGTAAAAACTGCTTGTAATCCTTTCTCTCAGGTATATCAGAATCATATTTATCCTTAGTAATCAAATCGTGCGCATACTCAAATGGATTCATTTATCATTCCTCTTCTGGTGGTGGCTCATCAACATGCCAAGGTTTCCAATGTGCCTTCAATGTTTTATCATACGGGCTCCAATCAATACCTTTAAGATAATTCAAAGCAGGTTGCTTCTTTTTCTTTTTCATCTTTCCTGATGGTCGTGTTTCCATCTTATTTAATTCATCTAAACTATTTTCCTGATCTTCCATCATAGCTTCCCATTTAGCATCACTGGCACCAAAATCTCTACCATACTTCTTATGAAAATCTTCTTCATCTTTCATATCCTTCCTTAACTTTCTCTTTTCTTCTTCAGCACTGTCTAGGAATGAATCCTTATACTTACTCATTCGTTTACGAAACTCTTCAACTCTATTATGCTTCGCTTCATCTTCTTTCTCATCGCGGTTTTCATCAATCACGTTTCGCTTTTCAACGATTTGTTGTTTGATTGAATCGGGCATATTATCCCACTTCCTCATCAACGTCATATTAAGATTATGAAATATACGATTATATAAATCTTGATTTTCCAAAGCAGATGCTAATGCTAATACCAATGAAAAGGTTTTATTTAAATCTTCTATATCACCTACATATCCATCGTCAGCATTTTCCAAGTCATGGCTCACTAAATCCACTGTACCATCAGCACGAACTACCAAAGCACTATCATCAACAGTAAGCTTGATGCTAAGATTTCCATCCTTGTCAAACTTAGCATCGCCTAACTGATTTAATGGTTTTGGTTTTCCTATTAGTTCTGATTTCTTTTCCTCTCTAGC